CTTTTCTGTTTTCACCGCAACAAGAGAGCACAAGTCATGACTAAGGCTGCACAAGGGCGTAAAAGGGCGCTGCAGGCCGTACCAGAGGCGATCAGGGTCGAACAGGGAATTCAAGCCCAATCTAAGCGCCTTATTGGCTCAAATCGGCCTAGAATTCATTCAGCGCTTAACGATTTGCCGTCCAGAGGCCTTGAAGTTGTCGATTTTGCGGCCAAGATTGGCATTGAGCTTATGCCTTGGCAGAAATTTGTGTTCGAGCATGCCATGAAGGTTAAGCCTGACGGCCGCTGGAAGTCGCCAGTTGTGGTGATCGTGGCAGCTAGGCAAAACGGCAAAAGCACAATTATGGAAATGTCAATCCTTGCCAGAATGTTTTTGTGGAATGAACCGCTGCAGCTTGGAAGCGCTCACGTACTGACTACCTCACTTGAGACGTTTCGGCACATTGTCGCAATTATTGAAAGCAATAAAGAGCTAGCGAAGCAAGTCAAAAAAATCCGGTGGGCGCATGGGTCAGAGGAAATTGAATTAAAATCTGGCGCTCGCTATGTGGTTAAGGCGGCAAATGCCGCAGCTCGCGGTTTTGCTAAACCTGAGACTGTGTACATGGACGAGACGCGGCAACTTAAAGACACTGAAGCTTGGTCTGCTATGCGCTACACAATGATGGCTGCAAAAAATCCTCAACTTTGGACGTTTTCAAATGCCGGTGATCAACACAGCTTAATTCTTAATCAGTTGCGAGATCGAGGCCAAGCAAGTGCCGCTGGATCTGAGGACGATATTGCCTATTTTGAGTGGTCGGCTTATTCAGACAAAATAACTGACGAAAAGAACTGGGTCGCAAGCAATCCTGCCCTTGGCCACACAATCCATGAGGACAATATCCGCGCGGTCTTAAATGATCCGCCTGACGTCGTCCAGACAGAGGTACTTTGTCGGTGGGTCAACACAATTAGCGGGGCAATACCGGCTAAAGAATGGAATGAGTGCGGCGGAGCTGAGGTAACGCTGGACGTTGAAAAGGTGACGTGGTTTGGCCTTGATCTTTCGCCGGATCGACGAGACGGGGCATTGGTCGCGGCTCAGAAAAATCCTGACGATACTTTTGTTATCAAGTTATTGCACACTTGGCACAATCCAATTTCGCTCGACGATAAAGCCATTGCCAATGACATTGCGCCTTATGCTCGCAAATATCCTGTTGAATATGTGGCATTTAGCAAAAGGACTAGCTCTGCGGTAGCTGCTCGATTAGCACCAGCTGGAATTCCGGTAATTGACATTGACGGGGCGTTATACGGACAAAGTTGCGACGAATTATTGGGAGCAATTACCTCAAAGCGTCTTATGCACGGAAAACAGGCAGAATTATCCAAGCAGATACTATCGGCCGTCAGATTACCAATGGGCGACGGCGGCTGGATTATCGGAAGGCGCGCCTCAAGCGTTGCGGTCTGCGCAGCTGTGGCTTCAGCATTAGCGACTCATTTTGCGACACGCCCTGAAATGGAGATCGACATTTTCTCAGCCTAGGTGTATAGCAGACCTTTACACTTTGCCGCATGGGTCTATTTTCGCGCACAGTCACAACACAAGCGCCTGCGGCAACCTCTGATATTGAAGCTTCACTTGCACCAGTAAATGTCACTAGCTCGCTCTATAACCTTTACGGCGCTTCCGGCATTACAGCTTCACGCGTTGAGTTTATGTCAGTGCCAACTTGCGCTCGCGCTAGAAATATTATTTCCTCAAGCGTGGCAAGTATTCCGCTAAAAGTGCGAACAAAAGCTGACGGCGCTCGCGTTGAGACACCGCCAAGAGTTATCAACCAACCAGATCCGAGAGTTCCCGGATCAGCGACTTATGCGTGGCTTGCCGAGGATTTATTGCTATACGGATATGGCTACTTACGTATAACTGAAATTTATGCGGATACATATCGAATTCGCAGCGCTGAGCGTATAGATCCAACACGCGTCACAATTAGAACAAATGCAAGCGGTACAGAAATTGAGTATTACTGCATTGACGGAATTGAAGCGCCTTATGAAGGTCCCGGCGCTTTAGCAGTTTTCTATGGCAATGACGAGGGCATTTTAAATCGCGCTGGTCGCACAATTAAAGCTGGTGCAGAATTAGAACGCGCGGCAACAATGTACGCGCGCGAACCAGTGCCAACAATGGTTTTGAAATCTAACGGCACAGCCTTGCCAGCAGATCGCATTGCTAAGCTGCTTGAGTCTTGGGGCGTTGCGCGTCGAAATCGTTCAACGGCTTTTCTAAATGCAGACGTTGAATTGCAGACACTTGGTTTTGATCCTGAAAAATTACAACTAAATCAAGCCAGATCCTACGTATCGACCGAACTTGCCAGAGCGACGGGAATTCCGGCTTATTACGTTGACGCTGAATCAGGATCGAGCATGACTTATAGCAATGCAACTTTGGCCAGACAATCTTTGCTCGATTTCTCGCTGCGCCCAATTATGACGGCGATTGAGGAAAGATTGTCTATGACTGGCATGGCCAATGATTTTGTGCCGGCAAGTCAAGAAGTAAAATTTGATTTAGATGATTATTTGCGTGGATCTGCAAAAGAACGCGCAGATGTGTACAAAATTCTTTACGATATTGGCGCAATTACCTCAGACGAAATCCGAATGGAAGAAGAGATGATCCGATGAAAGAACAAAATCAAGATCCAATTAAACTTGACTTTTCAATTAAAGTCACCGCCGCAGATTTTCCAAAGCGTGAATTGTCTGGTCGCATTGTGACATGGAATGAGGAAGGCGTCACTAGCTCTGGATCAACCATGTTTAAGCAAGGCTCGATCAGTATTGGTGACACAACAAAACTTTTGCTTGAGCACCGACGCGAAGCGCCTATTGGATTTCTTAAAAGTTACAACGTTACCAATCAAGGCATTGACGCAGTATTTTCTGTTGGAAATACAACCGCAGGCAATGACAGCCTGGTCGAGGCCAGTACCGGACTGCGCGACGGATTTAGTGTGGGCGTGATTGCTCAAAAATATAAAAACGTTGACGGCGTTTTGGTAGTCAGCGCAAGTTCCCTAAAAGAGGTTTCACTTGTCACAGATCCGGCCATAGCTTCAGCAAAGGTCGAAATTGCGGCTAGTGAGAACAACAATTCTGAGTCCGAACCGGAAGCAGATGAACAAACTACAGAAGGAGATACGCAAGTGGAAACACCTACAGCCGTTCCAGAAGTCGCAGCCGAACCGGTTGAGGCTTCCAAAGTTGAAAAGGTCGAGGCTTCTCGTCCTCTCTACTTTTCATCACCGCGTTCACCAATTACAACTGGCGGCGCATATCTTGAACACACAATTCGCGCAGGCCTTGGCAATGAGGACTCTCGCCAATACATCAAAGCAGCAGACGACAGCTTCACAACAAATCCAGCGTTTTCGCCGGTGTCTTATGTTCGCGACGTTGCACAAAACACAACTTCAAGCCGTCCAGTAATTGACGCTTGTGGTGGCGCACGTCCGCTTAACAGCTACGGAATGACAGTTTCAATTCCAAAAATTACTGCTAACTCAACTGCTGCGACAGTAGCAGAAGGTGGCGATCCAACTGGAACTACAGCTATTACCAGCTCCTATGTGAACGCCACAGTCATCAAGAAAATGGGATTTCAGCGCTACAGCGTTGAAATCTTGGACAGATCAGATCCGAGCTTTTATGAAATTATGCTTCAGAATTTACGCGACGCTTATGCTCAGGCAACTGACGAATATGTAATCGCACAAATCACAGCTGGCGGCACACAAGCTGCTACAACTGCAGCTTCATCAGCTGGCATTATTTCATTCGTCGCAACAGAGTCAGCAGCGGCATACAACGCAACAAAGCGCGTTGCAACTGCTTATGTGGCTGGTACTTCACAATGGTCACTACTTATGGGCGCAACCGACTCAACTGGTCGCCCAATCTACAATGCTCAGCCAGTGGCACAAAATGCCGGTGGTACAGCTACACCAACAAGCTTGCGCGGAAACGTTTTGGGCTTGGATCTTTATGTGGACGCAAATATGGTCAACACAACAATCGACGAGTCAGCGTTCATTATTGAACCACGCTCAATCGAAATTTTTGAGTCTCCTGCACTTACATTGGCAACAAATGTGCCAACAACAGGCGAAATTGAAATTTCACTTTATGGTTACATTGCAGCTCAGGCCGTCTTTGCCGGTGGCCTACGCCGTTTCAACCTAACCTAAAAAATAAGCATGGCCTAGGTGCGCTCCCGTATCTAGGCCAGTCGATCACGAAAGGACAGAGATGCCTAGCATTATTACAGCTTCACAGCTGCGCACAGTGTTGGGCGTCTCTGTCTCTTTATATTCTGACGCTTATCTCGACTCAATTATTAACTCAGCTGAGCAGGTCATTTTGCCTTTGCTTACTGCAAATCAAAATGCAATAGCAGCTGTATATTTACAAAATAACGTTGCTTATTACGTCACGCAAAAGCAAAATACATTTGTTGCTGGTCAAAGTGTTGTAATTACTGGTTGCGTTCCGGCTACTTTTAACGGCACAAAAACAGTTACATCAAATTTCTATGATCCAGTGCCTTATGTGCCTTTTGCATATCCTGCGCCTTACTATGTATTTACAGCGGCAATTACAAATGCGGACATTGGATTTCGCCCGGTAATCCCTTCGGGCGTTGCCTACCTATCCGGGGCAGACGCGGCCACACTTTATGCAAGCACCGACGCGGTTGAACAAGCGGTCACGATCGTCAGTGTGGAAATCTTTCAAAGTGTGGTCGCTCCCGGTGGTCAGATCGAGGGCGTGGACTTTACGCCAAGCCCATTCCGCATGGGTCGAAGCTTACAAAACCGCGTAATTGGCTTATTAGGCAATTACATAGACGTTCAATCAATGGCTATGTAAATGCCTACGCCAACAACTATCGCAACCAATGTGCGCGGCACACTGGCAACAGCCTTGGCTAGCGTTGCAGCTTCCGTCTATAGCTCACCGCCAGAGGCCGTAATTCCGCCAGCTTGCGTGATCGTGCCTGACGCGCCATATCTTGAAACGAACACTATTGGCAAAAGTACAGTCCGAGTCAAAATCAATTTTGTGGTGACTGCCGCTGTTGCCTATAACAACACAGCTGGAGCGCTCGATAACCTTGAGCAACTTATTATTGCGATTATGGGCGCAATGCCTGCAGGTTACACAGTCGGAGACGTACAGCGGCCGACAGTGCAATCAGTAGGAGCTTCAAACCTATTAGTGGCGGATCTCGCGGTCAGCACTTACTACACACAACAGACAATCTAAGGAGAAAACCAAATGCCAACAACAATCGTCACTGGTCGCGACATAACCTTCACACTTGCGACAGTTAACTATGACGCACAAACTACGTCAGTAACACTGGTCAACGCGCCCGTTATTACTACTTATCAAACATTGGACGGCAAGGCTTACAAGCACATTGACGATCAATGGACATTAAATATCGAATTGTTATCAGACTGGGGCGCAACTAGCTCACTATTTGAAGCAATGTGGACAGCCTTTACATCTGCGCCAAACACAGCTTTAGCCTTTACGCTAGTTTCTGCAACAGGTGCAAGCTTTGCCGGCAATGTCTTTCCGGTAGCTCCTACAGCTGGCGGCGCTGCACCAGACGCACAGACTGACTCATGGGCCATGCTTTGCTCAACAACACCAGTCCTAACAATCACCTGATAGCAATAGAAACGGGAGCACACAATGAAACTGCCAATCACGATCGAGTACACGTCAGGCGAGTTCGGTACATATACCGCACAACCGCCAGAGTGGGCGAAGTGGGAAAACAAAACGGGACAGACCATTTCACAAGCACAAGACAAGATCGGTATTGCCGATCTGCTGTTTCTTGCATGGCATGCAATGAAGCGAGAAGCTGGTGGCAAGCCAATCAAGGGCTTTGAAGTCTGGTGCGAGACTGTTGCAGACGTGACAGTCGGTGAGGTTCTCCCAAAAGCTACGCCGCCGGAAGCGTAAATCGCATTTTGGTCGATCTAGCCTTGGCGACCGGAATAGCAATGAGCGAGTGGCAGACGGCGGAGCAGATATACACAGCGCTTGAGATATTGGAGAAAAACAATGAGCGACAGCGTTGAGATTGCCTACGACAAGGCGGATCTGCGTCGCGTTTTAGGTGCGTTCAAGGCTATGGACGAGGAAGCTACAGTTCAAGCAAAGGCAGTCTCAGGATCGCTTGCAGAATTTGCTCAGGACAAGATTGTCGGCACAGCTGTAGGTCGAGGCCGCGCAGCTGAAAAGATTGCTCGCGGCTCAAAGGTTTCTAAATCATCAAAGGTCGGAGAATTGTCTTTTGGCTTTGCCGGTCAAAAGTTCTCTGGTGGCGGTACAACAAAAGAGCTTTGGGGCGGCAACGAATTCGGATCAAATAAATATAAGCAATTCCCAATTTGGTCGGGATCTGGGCCAAAAGGTCGAGGATCTAACGGCTGGTTTATTTATCCAACATTGCGCGCCATTCAGCCCGAAATCATTGCTAAGTGGGAAAATGCTTTCGACAAGATCCTCAAGGAGTTTTAATGGTTGCGCAAAGTAGAACGCTCAAGCTTTCAATACTTGCTGACGTTGATCAACTAAAAAAATCCTTAAATAGTGCAAATGCAGACGTTGAGGACTCAAGTAGCAAACTTGGAGAATTTAGCAAAAAGGCTGGCGTTGCTTTTGCGGCCGCTGCAGCCGCCGCTGGCGCTTATGCGATAAAACTGGGCGTTGACGGCGTAAAGGCGGCGATCGAGGACGAGGCTGCGCAGGTCAGACTTGCTACATCTTTGAAAAATGCAACAGGTGCAACAAATGAAATGATTGCCTCTGTTGAGCAACAAATACTAAAAACATCTTTAGCCACGGGCGTTGCAGACGAAAAATTAAGGCCAGCTCTGTCTCGTTTAGCTCTTTCGACAAATGACGTTACAAAGGCACAGGATCTCTTAACACTTGCTTTAGATATAAGCCAGGCTACAGGCAAAGGACTTGACTCAGTAGCCAATGCTTTAGGTAAAGCCTATGACGGAAACACAGCAGCTTTAGGCAAATTAGGCATTGGGCTATCTGCAGCCGAATTAAAAGCAATGTCATTTACAGACGTTCAAACAAAGCTTTCAGATTTATTTGGCGGTGCGGCAGCTGCTAACTCAAAGACATTTGCCGGACGACTAGAAATTCTTAAAGTCACATTTGACGAGGCCAAAGAGTCAGTTGGCGCAAAACTATTGCCTATTATTCAGCAGTTAGTGCAATTTATAGTTGACAAGGTTGTGCCAGCGTTAGGAAAATTTGCAGATTTCTTTAAGCCAATTACAGACGCAATTAAAAACAATCAAGAAGAATTTACAACTTTTATTAACTTTATTCAAAAATACGTCGTGCCAGTATTGGTCACAGTTTTAGGCGGAGCATTTGAGGTTGTAGGCAAAATTGCCGGTGGCGTCATAAATGTAATTGGCGCAGTAATTGGCGGACTTAATACGCTTATTTCTGGGGCGGTTGCCGGTATAAATGCTTTAATTGGTCTTTACAACTCAGTTCCATTTTTGCCTAATGTGTCAAAAATATCAGCTCCAACAATAAACATTCCGACAGTATCAGTGCCAAATGTATCGGCTACTACCAGTGTGCCAACAGTAAATGTGCCGACAGTCAGTGGCGGCTCAGGTTCATCAAAAACTGGCGGCGGTGTTTCAGCCGCGGCAGCTGGTGCTGCAATGGCCGCAGCTCCAATCAATTATGGCTACACAGCCGCCAATCCTTCTTTTGTTTTTGGTCAAAATACAGCGCCAGCTTTTAACGTCACAGTTAATGGCGCAATCGACGCCGAAGGCACAGCTCGCACAATCGTCAACGTCTTAAATGACTCATATTTCCGCGGTACAGGTGGCGGCGCTAACCTGTTATTGGCTCAATAAATGACGCAATGGGCGCCAGTCTGGCGTGTCAAGATTGCTGGTACAGACATTACCGACTCAGTTTTAGCCAGTTTGAACATAACCTCAGGGCGAACAAACATTTATGAACAAGCTCAAGCTGGTTACTGCTCGATCACACTAATTGTTTTTAATCAAGTGCCAATTGGATATGACATAAATGACGCCTTGACAATTGAAGTTCAGAACACTTCAGCGGTCTTTGTGCCTATTTTTGGCGGTTCGATTGTGGACGTGTCAATTTCAGTTTCAGAGGTCGGTTCAACGGCTTACACGCAAGAAGTGACCATAACTGCCTTGGGCGCTTTAGCAAGGCTGCAAAAGGCTCTTACAAACGGCGTTTTAACACAAGATTTTGACGGCAACCAAATCCTGACAATTTTGACAGATTTGCTAATTAACAACTGGAATGAAGTACCAGCTGCTTTACAGTGGCAAAATTATGATCCGACAATAACTTGGGCCAATGCTGAAAATACCGGATTGGGCGAGATTGATACACCGGGCAATTATGAATTGGCTCAACGCTCATCATCAACAACATTGGTTTATGATTTAGTCTCAAATTTGGCAACCTCTGGCCTTGGTTATATTTACGAGGACGCCAGCGGTCAAATTGGCTATGCTGACTCAACTCACAGATCAACTTATTTGGCCACCTATGGCTACACAGATTTGACGGCCAATCAGGCGTTAGGCCGAGGCATAACTATCAAAACTAGGGCTGGCGATCTACGCAATGACGTCACAATCAAATATGGCACAAGCAGCGCAAGCCAAGTGACAAGCACCGACGCGGCTTCTATAGCAGCTTATGGCGATCTGGCTCAAATCATCACGACAACAATTAAACATCTAGCAGACGCCACATCTCAGGCAGCGTTTTACTTATCTTTGCGAGCTTATCCAGTGCCAATTTTTGATCAAATTACCTTTGCGTTGACCAATCCTGAGCTAGACAATAGCGATCGAGACAGCCTCATAAATGTGTTTATGGGTCAACCAATCTCACTTACCGATTTGCCGCCCAATATGGCCGCCGGCAACTTCTTAGGCTTTGTAGAAGGTTGGAATTTTAGAGCTTCTTACAACCAACTTGACGTCACTTTGTCTATGTCGCCTTTGGCGTTTTCTTTGCAAGCAATGCAATGGCAGGACGTGAGTGTCTTGGAGAAATGGAACACATTATCTGCCACACTTGATTATGAACATGCTTTAGTCGTGGCCTAGAAAAGGAGAAATAAATGGCTAATCCGACAACGAATTTCGGCTGGGTCATGCCGACTTCAACAAATCTTGTTACCAATTTACCGGCAGATTTTAACGTCTTTGGTCAAGGTGTAGATACTTCATTGCAGTATTTGCTTGGTGGTACTACTGGTCAAGTATTGTCAAAAACTTCCGCAACAAATATGGCATTTACTTGGGTCACACCAACCGATCAAACGCCACTTACAACAAAAGGCGATTTATTTACATTTACAACAGTTGACGCTCGACTAGGTGTTGGCACAAATGGTCAAATTCTTACAGCGGACTCTACAGCTCCTACTGGTTTATCTTGGGCAACCGCGGCAAGTGGCGGTGGTTTAACATTGCTTTCCACAACAAGTCTTAGTGGATCGACAACAACAGTATCATCTATAAGCGGGAGTTATAAAAATTTAATTTTAATTGTAAAAAATGTTGTGGCTTCGGTTGATAGCACACAGGTTTATTTAAGAATGAATGGTATTACAACCAGTCTTTATTCTTATGCAACAGTTAGAAATATCAACACAACTGTTCAAGGCGTTGCAGGAATGACAACAGACAAGTGGCAAGTTTTTGATCGAGTGCCATCAACATCGGGAGTCTTAACAACGGCAAATGGTCGAATTACTATTTATCGCTACACAGACACGGATTTTGTTTTTGGTGACTGGCAGACAAATGGATCAAACAATTCTGGAGCAGATTCAACAAACTCAGCAGGTACAGGCAAATTTGACAATACTGCTGCAATTACTTCAGTGACTTTATTTCCAGACAGCGGAACATTTACCGGCACACTTTACATTTACGGAGAAAACTAAAATGAGTAAACCAATGACTAAGATTGTCAACGCCGAAACAGGTGAAGAAATTGAGCGCGAAATGAACGCGGCTGAATTGGCACAATACAAAATCGACCAAGAAAATAGCCAAGCCTTACAAGATGCAAAATTGGCTAAAGAATCAGCCAAAACAGCACTTCTTGAGCGCCTTGGAATAACCAGCGACGAAGCGGCTCTGTTGCTGTCATGACTTATCCGCAAGGCACAGCCGCAGCTATCATTGCAGCTGCGCTTGCAGAGGTTGGCACGATCGAGCAAGGCGATAACCTGACAAAGTATGGCGAATACACCGGAGCTAACGGCCTGCCTTGGTGCGGCTCTTTCGTAAATTGGTGCGCAAATGAAGCTGGAGTTAAAATTCCAAACGTGGTCGGCACAGCTGTTGGAGCGCAAAAGATGAAGGATCTTGGCCGTTGGAAAGAAACGCCACAAGTCGGCGATCTTTGTTTTATGGACTTTCCACATGACGGCGTCGATCGGATAAGCCATATTGGAATTGTTGCCAAGGTTGGCCTTAAAAGTGTTTTATGTATTGAAGGCAATACCAGCGGCAATGGCGATCAGCGCAATGGTGGAATGGTCATGATTAAACAGCGATTTATGGGCAAAGAAATTGTCGGTTTTGGTAGGCCAAAATTTGCAGAATATGCTGGAGAATTGCCAGTTGTAGAGCTGCCAAAAGCTACGACAAAGGAGAAAAAGAAATGAACGAATTAAAGCCAATGCTGGCCAGTTATGCTCGATCATTTATTGCTGCAAGTCTTGCCGTTTATATGGCTGGCGTAACAGATCCAAAAGCCATTTTGTCTGCTGGAATAGCAGCTGTCGTGCCGGTACTTATGCGCTGGTTAAATCCTAATGATCAGGTTTATGGTCGCAAGTGATGCGAAAACTGCAAGCGGCAACGCTGGCGGTGTGCCTTCTGTTGGCGTTGTCGTCTTGCGGTTATCAAGGTTATACGCGCTATCCATGCCAAGAATTTGAGAATTGGGAAAATGATGAATGTCAACGACCAAGGTGCAAAGCGCAAGGTGTCTGCACAGAGGACTTACTTGGAGACATTGTTAAACCACAGCCAAAATCGCCCTAGATATGAAAAGCGTTTATCGCCTGAGGATATAAAAGCCAGGTTGATTTTGTTTATTGGAATGACTTTGTCGGTTGTGTTTTTGATTGTAACTCTTGGAATAACCTACGCGCTGATTTTTGTCACACAACCAGTATCGGCACAAGCTCCCAATGACGCGGCTTTTATCGACTTACTTAAAACGCTGGCGATTTTCTTAACTGGATCACTTGGCGGCGTGCTGGCGTCCAACGGCTTAAAAGACAAATCGAGCAGCGACACGCCCAAGATCACGCCTAATCCTTGACCTTGTCAGACTATTGCTTCATTCTGTTAACAGGGAGCGAAACACAGTAGCTCCCTGAACGGGAGCAATTATGTTAGTGACATTCGACATTGGCTGGATCATTGTTGGCGTATTAGCAATCTCATTGATCTTTTACAGATTGGGCGTAAATGCCGGGCAAACTCATGGCTACATGCGTGGACGTGCCGCAGGTATTAAACTTGGCAAGCTAATCAAGGAGCAATCATGAGCTTCTTAGATAACTATGAAGGCGTGGCCGAGCGAATTAAGCGCTTTTGGGCGACATATCCGACGGGCAAAATCCACACGTCAATTATTGACGTTGATATAAAGCAAGGCTACATCTTGGTTGAATGCCGAATATATAAAAAATACGAGGACGAGCAACCAGCAGGTATTGACTACGCTTTCGGCAATGTAGCCACCTACAACGTCAACATGAAAAAATGGTTCGTTGAGGACACAGTGACCTCTGCAATCGGACGCTGCGCAGGGCTGGTCTTAGGCACAGACACAAGGCCAACTCAGGAGAATATGCGTCAGGCCGAAAACATTGACGTACAAATGGTCAAAGAAAGTACCGAGGACGTCGATCTCTGGGCAACTTCAATCAGCGAGGATCTAGTGCCAGCAGCTAGTGCAATCGAGCAGATCAAATCACAGCTTGGTGGCGTACAGATCGCAGCTGCGCCAATCTGCTCACATGGCCACATGATCTGGCGATCAGGCGATAAGAATGGCAAAGCGTGGGGCGGTTATATGTGCGTTGAAAAAAGCAAGCCTAAACAATGTGCGCCGCGTTGGTTCGTATTGGCTTCAGACGGCCAATGGAAGCCACAGGTGTAGCCATGGGCGACTTTGAAATGATTAAATTAACAACAGGTGAACGCCTTCGCATTGATAAAGACGGATCTGAGCTGCGAGACGAGGTCACGCCACCGGCAATCGAATGGTGCGATAGAGGCCAACACTATGCGTCAAAGCTAGGCGGACGTGACGATTATGGCATGTTGTGGATTTGCTTGGAATGTCAAAAATCATGATTAAAATGAAAATATCTGAGGCCGACGAATGGGCTATACACAATCGAGCTGCACAGGTTGTTTTCTCTTTAGATGATTTGAGTAGAGTCCAGCGATATAACGCCAAGTTGAACAATTATGAACGGGTCACAGAATACGCAGAGTCTTTAGGCGCTGAAATGGTTGTTGCTCGGTATTTTAGCCTGGACTATGACGTCAACGTCTCCAATGGCAAACGCAATGCCGACGTTGGAAAAGGCATAGAAGTTAAGTGGACTAGCTACATAAACGGATCTTTAATTATTTATCCAAATGATCGAGTTGATGACGTTGCAGTCCTTGTTGTTGGCAGATCGCCTGAGTATTACATTGTCGGCTGGTTGCCGGTAAAGGCTGCTATGCAAAAGCAATTTAAGAATACGAGCCAAGACAGTTGGTGGATCAATCAAGAAAACCTTAATCCGATTGGCGATTTAGTTAGGAGCACCTATGCGGCAACTCATATTTGATTGCGAAATGTGTGCAAAGCTTTATGGAGACGGACGCAGGTTGCATTTACTATCTAAGGGCGCAGAGCTAACGCTTCATGAGTGGTTCAGCCAATGCTCAGGCTGTGGCACATTTGGCGTCAAAATTGTCGATGAAGCTTTAGTAAAGGAATTGTGAGCCTGTGGATAACCTGTGGACAACACGCCGAGCCCTTGGCTCAAAACCTGTGGACAACTCTGGCCTACTTGACTCGGCAGTGTACGCTGGAGCATACAAGTCGCAGCAGATTTTATGACTTCCAGACAGAATGATTATGACTCTTTCAGTTTAATCATTAAAAGAAAAATAAAAAAAACTGTTCTGTTGTCAGTAATCGCAAGCGCAACGATAGGCCAAAGCTCTGCCTACGGCGTTGATTACCGGGACTCATTGAAGCTATACGCACACAGTCAAATCATAAATGACAGTCAATATCAATGCTTTTATAAGTTAATTACCAAGGAAAGTAATTGGCAAGTAAATGCAAAGAATGGGAGTCATTACGGGCTAGGGCAAATGCGTAATACCAAATACAAGAAGCTTGACGGCTTTAGGCAAATTGATTGGTCGATGCGATACATTGAAAAGCGATACGGCAGCATGTGCAATGGTTGGCGCTTCTGGATTGCGAATGGATATCATTAAATGGCTGCATTAAGTAACAGAGCTACTGGTGGGAACACAAGAGCTTGGCGCAAGATCCGAGAGCGAATACTCATACGTGACGGCTATTGTTGCCAATACTGCGGTGCAGAAAATGCCACAACAGTCGATCATGTGTTGCCAATAAGCAAAGGCGGCACAGATGAACCGGATAACCTGCTAGCTGCCTGTACTAGGTGCAATTACAGCAAGAATGACAAGGTAGGTCAGTTTTTTGGACAGGCAAGAACAC